CAAAAAAAGAAAGAAAGCCCGTCGTTCCTCCCTTCTTCTTCCTCCGGGCGCCTTCATGAAAGCCCGCCTTAAATTCTTTCGCTGTTGGCGTTCTGCGGTTGTCGAGTTCAAACCGGGTTAAGACTTCTTCAACAATAGATGAAAGGTTTGTAAGAGCGCGATTTATTTCGCCTGCCGTTTGGTTGAAACTATTCTTTGCACCGATTTTCACGCAGGCGTTATTATTGTCCCACTTTTCCGCGTCTATTACATAGCCAGAACGCAAATCCACACGAATGCCTGCAAAAGACACCCGCAAACGTATAGGCACGTTTTCCGTAAGCCTATCCCCTTCCGTTCGCGGCGATAATTGGTACTTAATAGAGAATTTCATTATTCAATAAGCATTTTACCGCGCCCGGTTATAAGCCAGCGTGAAGAAATTGGATAATTAACGACCAGCGAATAGATCGCTTCTACTTCTATATTCTTGTAACGTGATTGGTAGCCGGGCTTCGGAGAAACGCCATAAGTAAGCCGCATTTCCCTATAACGCGGCGCACTTAAATCGTAAAGCGTACAAAACGCTTCCAACGCGCTAACCTTACCCAAACTTACAATCGCTTCAATTGCTTCAAAAAAGCGGCGGTTTATCCCTTCGCTTATAGTCGAAGGCTTGGCTATTGTACGGGGCATAAATTCGCACGTTTAAGGTTAGACATCATTGTATTATATTCCCCTTCCGGTATTCGGGCACATTCATTCCCGGACAAGTAGGCAGCTTCCAACGCATCAAACACAGCCTCCGGGATAAATGGATACAAAGCCCGGTTACTATAAAACTTATCTACATTTACTTCTACCATATAGCTAATAGTTATTTTTATTGATTTTTCAATTTAAGCGCGTTTCGTTCCAAAATGGTATAGTTATAAGGCGAAAATAAAATAACGCGAAAATGGGCTTAAAATCGCCTTGCTTTCGTATCACTTTAATACGGCGATTGTATGATATTATTATCATATAAGTACGTGCGTGTGATACTACTTTATGAAAGCCTTTTCAGTATTTAGGAACTTTGCGACCAAATACTAAACGGCATTTGCACATCCTGCATGTTCTACCGTCTGGGCATTGGCTTTTTTGCTTAAATCCGTAAGGCTTTCTATTGTACGCTGCTGGCTTTCTATAATTGAAAGCAAACGCGACTTTTCGTTATTGGCTTCTTCCAGCAACTTAGCCAACAGTTCGGAAGAAGGCAACTCGCCTGCGTTCTGCCGTTGTTCGCCTTCCTTCTTTTCGTTAGGTAACAACATTTCCCCCTGCCCCAGCAAAAGCCAAAGCGGATTAAGTTCCGGGAACTGTATGCTAATAGCTTGCATTTTATCCGGTTGAATAGACTTTTTTATAGACATAACATAAGAAGAAGACACACCGATGCGCCTGCAAAATTCCCTTTCGCTAATGTTTAGCGTATCTATAAATTGTTTAAGTCTCTCTTTTACACTTGTTTCCATAAATGTAACTGTTTCTAAAAGTTAAAAATCGGCTTTCAGCTAAAATATGAACACTTTTAGTTTGCATATTGTATGCTTTTACTATACATTTGCATTGTGTTAGTTGTTCAGTTGCAAAGGTAAGCAAAAAGCAGACACTTAGCAATGACAAAAACACGCTAATTTACAGAAATTTATAAAAGCTATATGATACATACAAGTAAATTCATTAACAAGAACTTCCGCATTAAGGTAAGCGGAATAGACAACGAAGGCAACCGTATTAACAAGCTGGTAGGCGTTAGCGGTCTTCTGAATTTGATTGGCGAAACTTTAGCCGATAAGTTTGTAACACGCGCTTTGAAAGCCGGATTAGACAAAGTTAAGTGCTGCCTTCGTCGCGGGCTTCGCGTTACTTTCTACGTAAAATAGTTCACTCAATTACTTTTAATATTCAGCTATATGGATAAAGATTTTGAAAGCATTAGAAGCAAGGTTCTGAAACTACAAGCCCTTGCGGAACGCGGCGAGAAAGGCGAAGCCATAAACGCAAGGCGTTTGTTAGACCAACTGTTAGCCAAATACGGTGTTTCGTTGGAAGAAATAGTAGAAGCGCAGGAAGAAAAACAACCGTACACTTTCAACGTAAAGGAAAACGGGTACGGATTTACCTTGTTTACCCAATGTTATTTCAATGTAACAAACGAAAAGCGGATGAGTTACCGCCAGCGCAGAAGATACGTTACCGTTGAATTAACCAAAATGCAGTACGTAGAATTGCAGGCTTTGTACGATTGGCACTATAAACAGCTTACAAAGGATATGAAGCGGATGCAAAAGGAGTTCACGGAAGCGTACATACAAAAGCATAGGATATTCGGAAAGCATGGCGACGACAATAGCGAAGAAGAACGGGAATTAAGCCCGGAAGACCTGCAAAGACTTTTGCGTATGCTTAACTACATGGACAGCATGGAAGATACCAGCTATTACAAGCAGATAGGTAACGCTTCTTCTTCCGATTAACGTATTACCTTAATACAAATCAGAGGAACTATATATAAGCCAGCGGAAAAGGAATCCCCTTTGTAAAGGCTATAAACCGATGACTGCGGAAACAGACCGCGCGCGGGACGCTACGGGCGTACGAAGGGCGAACCTTCCCCCGCGCACTATGAATTTTAAATTTTACAATTATGGTAGTAACAACAGAAAATAAGAAAAAAAGCAAGGGCTTCCTTAGCGGGTTGAACCAGTTACGTGTAGGCGATTACAAAATAGCGGTAACGGAAATTAAAGCCGCTTTGGGAATAAATAACCGGAACAGTTTCTACGCATACCGGGACGGAAAGATAGAACCTAAAGTAACGCAAGCGAAAGCCGTAGAAGGCGTATTCAACAAATACGGAATAACAGCTAACATTTGGGACGTATGAAACTAAACGTGGAACTAAGCAGGCGGGAAACCGAAGTAGCGCACTTGCTGGCGTGGGGAGCTTCCAAGAAAGAAGTAGCGGACATTCTGTTTATTTCTACCCGCACCGTAGAGAATACAGCCCGGAACATCTACGCGAAAGTAGGCATACAAAAGGCTACGGAACTTTGCGTTTGGTGGTTCTGTACAAAGCATAATGTTCCGGTAAGCCTTGACCCGTTAAAACGCACATTCGTAGCGGTAGCCCTTCTTCTGCTTATACTCCCGAAGGAACTTACCGGGAACGGCGATTTTTTCAGAGTAGGAAGACGCGCGCAGATCACACGGATTGTCAAAACGACAGGAAGGCGCAAAGGCGAAAACGACTATAACCCTTTTGAAGTTTGCAGTTATGACTAAGATTTTTAAAGCCATCGGCATAGAATTTACGAAACCGCTAAAGTGGTATAACTGGCTTACCCTTGCTTGGGTTGCCGTTTCCTTTATACTTCTAAGCATTGACACTGAAACCGCGCCTATATGGGCAGTATTCCTTGTAGTTGCGAATTTCGCCCTTTCAATAAAGGTTGCGGCGAAGACAATACCGGACATTAAAGACGACGAAAACAGTTAGACTATGGACACAAAGAAACGAATAATAGACCTTACGCTCGGCGAACTTATGGACGCGATAGACGAACGTATAGAAGCTGCGGCACAGAAGCCGGAAAAGCCTAAAACGGCGAAACGTTACGTGTACGGTTTGAAAGGGCTTGCAATTCTATTAGGGTGTTCCAAGACAACCGCAGCACGGTTGAAGGCTTCCGGGCGGATTGATGCAGCGATAACGCAAGTAGGCGCGCTACTGATTATTGACGCTGATTTAGCGTTAAAGCTGGCAGCAGGCAACAAAAAGAAATAACTTTTAAAACACAGCTATATGATTAAAAACATTTGGATTAACATTCCCGGCTTTTCTAAATATGAAATAAATAGGGAGAGCAGGCAGATACGAAGTTACTGCCGGGGAGTAGAACCGCGTATATTGAAACCATGCAATAACGCATTGATATTAAAGGCGGATAACGGGGAAAAATACACCGGAAGCCTTAAACGTTTCCTTTATTCGGCGGAAAAGAACATAGACCCGCGCGAAATTAGCCGAAAATACTGTATAGTTGAAACAACCAGCGGGCAGATAGAACTAATAGATCGTAACACATTTCAAGAACGGATTAGGGAGCGTTTGAGAAAGAGAACAAGCGTTTCCAATATACAAGAAGAATATTTGAACGCCATCCAATTTTGCGCGATTGTATTGCAGGCATACCGGACAGGTGATTTTTCAATGGTAATAACCGAGATTGAAAGCCGCAAGGCAAAAGTAACGGAATATATCATCCGGCACAGAATAGCGGTACAGCCGGAACGCGTACGGGAAGTTTGGGAAGCCGTCTTAGACGTAGCCCTAAACTGCATCATAGAGAAGCGCACCTACATAGTAAACCTTACGGGCTACCTGAACAGCATAGCACGCTCCTATGCAGCCCAAAAGAAGAAATTAGAGAAAATAACCGTAAGTCTTGACGCGGGATTTTATTCACTTCAAAAATATCAGTAATATGAGCAAAAAAGCAATCATCAAACGTCTAAGCCTTGTAAATTTCAAAGGCTTGCGCAACGTCGTTATAGACTTTAACGACACAGTTACAACCATAAGCGGACGGAACGGCACGGGAAAGACTACCATAATGGACGCTTTTACATGGCTTCTTTGGGGCAAAGACAGTGAAGGTAACGTAGATAGTAAGTTCGGAATTAAGACCAACGACGCAGAAGGTAACTTTATTCCCGACCTTGAACACGAGGTAGCCGGAACGTTGGAAATAATAGATACCGAAACGGGAAGTGTTGAAACCGTAGAACTCCGTCGCGTATTGGTTGAAGAATGGAAAACAGAGAAGGGAAAGACGGAAAGGAAGTTAAAGGGACATCATACCGACTACTTCTATAATGGAGTACCATTAAAAACAAAAGGCGAATACGACGAACGTATAAACGAAATTATACCCGAAGCTGTTTTCAAGATGATTACCAACCCCTACTATTTCCTTTCCCTTCATTGGACGGCACAACGCGAAATGCTTTTGCAGATAGCCGGGGGCGTAAGCTACGAAGACATAGCGAAGGGCGATACCGCCTTTGCCGCATTGATAGAACGGCTTAGCGGGAAAACGGTAGAAGACTATAAGCGCGAGATTTCAGCGCAAAAGGAGAAGATAACGAAGGAATTGGAAAAGATACCTACGCGTATTGACGAAATAACGCGTGCTACCCCGCTTACACCGGACTATGCCGCCCTTAACACCAAAAAGGAGCAACTTACAAAAGAATTGAACGACATAGACGAAGCCGCCGCATCAGCAGCAGAAGCCAACCGTATCGCCTATGAAGCTGCCGCTAAGGTACAAACCGCCATAAATGACAAACGTAGCAGCCAGCACGCATTAGTATTTAAGGCAAAGGAAACGGCAAGGAACGAAGCGTTCAAGAAGAACGAAACTTACAATAATGCCGACCGTAAGTTACAGCAGGTTATAAACGACGAACGCAGCGAAGCCAGCCGCTACCGTAGTGAATACGACCGTTTGACGAACGAGAAGAAACGGACGCAAAGCACAATAGAAGGCTACAAACAAATGCAGAACGAACTACGCGAAAGATGGTACAAAGTAAACGCCGAAGAATTTACCGCTACGGAAAGTCTTGTTTGCCCGTTGTTTAAGCACGCTTGCGCCGACCCGGTAGCATTAGCAAAATATAACACCGACCGGGAAGCCGCTCGCGAAAAATTCTATGCAGACCGGGAAGAACGCCTTAACAAGATTAACACGGACGGTCAGCGGTTAAACGAAATGATAACATCGCAGGAAGAAGAAGCCAACCGGATAGACAAAGCGTTAGCCGAATTGGAAACCAGCCACACTACCGCCGTAGCAAAGGCGAAAGAAGACCGCGAAGCGTTGCAAAAGGTTTTGAATGACAATCCCCGCGTAAATACCGAACCGGATATTAACGGAGAAGACCTCCCGGAATGGGTTGCGCTTGAAAAAGAAATAAAGGAACTTTCCGAACAGCTTCCAGCCTTCAACGCGGAAGACGCGGCAAGCAGAACAGAGATACGCCAACGGAAAGCCAACCTTACCGCCCGGCTTGATGAAGTAAAGCGTAAGCTAAACCTTCGCACCATTATAGAAGCCAACGAAAAGCGCATAGCCGAACTAAACGGGGAAGCCGCAAAATTGGCGCAGGAACGCGCCGAAATACAAGGCTGCGAAATAGTAATAGCCGACTTGATAAAAGCCCGTATGACGGAAGTGGAACGCCGCGTAAACGGATTGTTTAGCCGGGTTCAGTTCAAGATGTACAAAACGCTCGTAAACGGCGAAAAAGAACCGGATTGCATTTGCCTTATTGACGGGGTAAAATACGCGGATAAGAACCAAGCCGGGAAAGTTAATGCCGGGCTTGATATAATAAACACCCTTTGCACGTTCCACAACGTTAGCGCGCCTATTTTCGTGGATAACGCAGAAAGTATTAACGAGTTTATCCCGGTTGTTAGCCAGCTTGTAAAGTTGGTAGTAACTACCGAAGACTTCAAAGTAGAATAACATTATTATTAACTTTTTTAAATAACAACTTTATGAATACAGAAAAGAAAATCGCGTCTTACGAGGACGCTTGTAGAGTTTTGAACATTCAACCGATTAACGAAGAAGTATTTAACATTTTCCCGAAGGAAGACCAAAGAAGCATGTTAGCCTACCACAAGCTGACAGTAATAACCCGCGCACTTAATAACGGTTGGAAGCCGAATTGGGACGACCAAAACGAATGGAAGTATTACCCGCTATTCCGTTATGTAAATGCCGGGCTTTCGTACGCGCATACGCATTACGCGGCTACGCTTTCGAATGCGCATCTCGGCTCTCGGCTTTGCTTTCCCACGTCCGCGCTCGCGAAATACGCAGCCGAACACTTTGCGGACTTGTATCGTGACTATTATTGCTTTGCTTCGGGAAACGGAGAAACGCAACAAGCGGAAAGCAGCCAAGAAGAACCCCAAAGCGACTTTTTGAAGACCACCACAGAAGTAATGCAAAAGCATTTAGTACCATTATGTAACGGAAGCAGTTCACGCGGTCTTATCGTAGTAGGTTGCGACACAGATACGAAAGATAAAAACGGCGAAGACAGTACCGGAGTAATGGTAGGTTTTTGCGGAAATTATGGAGCCATAATAAAGGGCTTGAAAGAACTTCTTACCGGAAAGCAGTCCGCGCCGATAGTAGAACGGGCAACCCGCGAAATAGCTTTTGAAAAGATGATTAAAGGCGGTGGAATAGAGAGCTTTTTAAAGGACATAATGAACAACAATTAACTAACGATAGTATGAATACCAACACTTTACCCGCTACCATATTGGCAGCAAAAGAAAAGTTTGAATTAGCCTGCAAGGACGCTTCGGCTTTGCAGATCGTAAGCAACTTCGGTGCGGCATTTACAGCCGTAAACGTAATAGCACTTCTTCGCGAAGCCATGACCGACGAAGTAATGGATAAGGTTTTCATGCCTTTGATGAACACGAAAATAGGATTTCTTACAGACCGAAACGGGCGTGCAAGAAGCGGCGGGGGCGCCCCCCCTCCGCCTTTCACCCCCGCACAACGGCGCGCGCGTCACACAAGCCA